TGCCTTTGTATAGTAAACGTCTAAAACATATACTTCTTTGTTGTATTCCCCACATATGAGCATACACAGGTAGTCTTTTCCTGTATCAGCTGTATCCACATAGGCAAAGGTCCGTGTAAATAATGGCTTCTTTGTTTCCTTGTCTACAGGTATCTCTTTGTATGTCTTAAATGAGCTGTACAGCTTACCAACAACGTCAATCGGCTCCTGTTGGTAGTTAGCTTCTGCAATGTCAGTTCCTAAGGCCCGTTTCTTACTCTCATATGATTTCTTGGATAGCACAGCATCACATAGCATGGTCCCATCATCCTGAAGGGCTTTCATGCAGATATGCTTAATCTTCTTGCCCTCTTCCTGATAGTGTCTTAAAGCCTTTCCTGCTAGATCATCAGTGGCCCATCTGGTCATGATGATGATTGTCTTTGCCCCTTCTTCCATTCTTGATATCATGGTATTGGTGAACCATTCCCAGTGGTTATTCAGGACATTGGCGTTTCTGGCTTCCATGGCATTCTTAATTAAGTCATCTATAATCATGATTGAACAGCCAAAGCCTGTAGCTGTACCAGTTGGGGAAGTGGCTAAATAGTTATTATGACTTCCTTCAAGGCTCCACAGGTGCATGGACCCATCACCTTTTTTTATCCTGGTATCAGGGAAGATGTCACTGTATACGATTTTGTCAGGATCTGCTTTAATCTCTTGGATGTTATTCCTTACACCCTTTGCAAAGACCGTTGACAAGGTCTCATTGTATGAACCGGTCATGATTTTCTCATGATGGTTCTGTCCTAATACCCACTCAACAAACAACTGGGCTGTTCTTGACTTACCATGTCTGGGTGGCATGTTGATAATTAATACTTCATCATCACCTTCGTAGAATGCCTGGAACAAGTCACAGGTGTACTTCAGGTAAGATTTATCTTCGGTGTAGAAATCAGGGGCTTTGAGTTTGCAATAAAAATGGAACTCACGTTTTGCGAGTTCCAGCTTAGCACCAAATATGCTGTTTTTAAGTTTTTCCTTCAAGGGCAATCAGCTCCTTAAGTTCCTCAGTTGTCAATTCTGCCATTGGGTTATTGATACTCCCTTCAACTTCAATGTTCCGCTTATCACGCCACTGCTGTGGCTTTCTGTTCTTTAACCAGAATATCTGTGCTGTGGTATCCGGTGCGACTTGCTTAACGGTTGTTGTTACCTTTTCCGGAATACCAGCTGCATTGATTTCTGTTTTTGTCTCTGTATATTCATAACCCAAGGCTCTTTTGAGTAAGGCATTCTCTACCTGGCGGTCAACGACTTCTTTGCCCTTTTTTAGGGACTCGGAAATCTCGGGATACTTCTTTTTCCATGTGTATAAAGTATCTGGATTAATACCAATATTCTGCGCTACCTGGTCATCAGTCAGACCATCTCTCGCCCATCCTTCAAGCTTAATTAATCCTTCCTCAGTTAGCCACTTATGATATTTTCCTTTCGCCATAATGCCTCACCACCTTTCTGCGCATAGAAAAAGCAGCCCATCAGGACTGCTTCACAAATTCTTACACTATCATCATAACATATGTAACAGTCCAAATTCGTCCAGTCTTTTATGACTTTCTTAATTTCTCTAATGCTATTCCATGAAATGTATGCACTTGCGATTTACAATAACACATCTTATATGCCACTTGTGGCCACGAAAGTAAATCTAAATACCTAAGTCTGATTATTCTTTTTTCTCTTTCATTCAACACTTCGATTGCTTTATAGATTCTTATTTGTACTTTTGTTGCTTCAATTACCATCTGATCTATTTCTTGTTCAAGTTCAAGCAACAAAGGAACAAGCTCATCTAATTTGCTTTGACTGTCTGGTTGATACTGTATGTTAACTGCTTTTGGTGTAGATGTACACTTTTCAATCCTTGTTCTTGTTTCCAAGTGCTTTTCTCTAAGTTCTTCGATGTTTTTGTTTAAGTAATAAAATTGCTGAAGCTCTTCCTTAGTCATCCGTTCCCCTTTCGTGGTTACAATCTTTCCTTTTGCACTAAGTCTAAACCTAAATCAAAAACTGCATTTTTCGGCAATGGCTGTTCTTTTTCCGCATCAACAACATTAATAAACCTTATTGCTTCTTCTTTCATTTCGTTAGTGGTTATCAATGAATGTGGCTTCCCATATATTTCATATAATTTAATATCATATTCAACATCTCCACTTAATGAAACGGGTATAGACATTGTTATTATCCCTCCGTCAATCATCCTACTCGTACTTGAGTAGCTATCAATAACGCGACCGTCATCAAGTGTAAATTTTCCTATGCTCCACCCATCTTTAGTTCTCATTAACTTTTTAATGCTTTCTTCAACTTTTGATATGTATCCATAAGTTAAACAAATATCGTGTTCCAACATGTTTATTACTAACAATAACTTCTCAAGTATAAATTTATCTTGACCGTTTTTGTACAAAAAACATATTGCTCTATATACCATCATATCGAAATCAACCAAATCATCTTTTGTTAATTCTTCTTTTATTTCATAAAATATTTCATTCATGCTAATCCCACTCCTCTATCATTACTTTGTCGTATTCCTCTGACTGTTTGTAATCGGTGAAGTTAACATTTGTTTCTTCACTAAAATAAGCAAGTGCATTATCTGGGTCTTCCTCTAATGCTAAATATGCCAAGAAACTTGGGTATTCACTCATCACTTCACCTCTGCTCTTGTATTCCATAGTTCGATAATTTCTCTTTCATTCGCACGTCTTTCCCCTATGAAATAATATGCGATAATTCCGCAGCTATCACATGTAATAACGTAATCTTTTGGTGCTCCTGCATATTTTTGTGTATATGATACATATGGCTCTTTATTTCCACACACACATGGTTTTAATTCACTCATTTGTTTCCTCCTTTAACTTTCTGCCACACATAGGGCAGTAATTGATATCTGAACTTTCTTGTACTATGTCATAGAAAATTGAGTTTAGCCACCAGTTGCCTTTGTGTTGCTCAATGTAGAAACCATATTCGTCTTGTTTTTCTTTTCCTTCACAATACTTACACATCTTTTTCCTCCTAAAACAGCAATATAAATCCAAGTATTAAAAACTGCCTTGATGCAATATCACACCACGAGAAAGCCTGTTTATTATCTTTGACAGCAAAATATATACTTGTTGCATGACCCAATATTGAAAGTCCTATTAATATTTTTCCTATAATTTCCATATTTAACTCTCCTACATCCACTTAGAAAAATCAATGCTTACGTGACAATGGTGCTTATTATTTTTCTTTATCTCTTTGAGTATTTGTTTTTCTCTCATCTTTGTTTGAGGTGTTTTTTTTATTACGCCTGATAATATTTAATTCTCTATATAGGTTATCATTGAAACACATCTCACCCTCCTACAGCATGGTTAGCTGTTAAATATCCCAATGTTCGAATATTGCTTGTTGTAACTGTCCTGCAAGCTCTTTTGTTTGCTCATATTGAACTGAATTAAACTCTTTTAAATAATCTTTTTGTTTTTCTTGTTTTACCAAAAAGTTTTGTATGCTAAGTATTTTCGCATATTCTCTTCTCGTCAATGTACTTGGCTTTTTGCTTAAGTTAAAAAAACCTTCGCTTGGTGTATATTCTTCAATAGTCTTTTTTACTTCTTTAGCTCTCATACCCTACTCCAACACCTACAGCATGGTTAGCTGTTCGTACTTCTTATAGTTCATCCACAATACTTCCGTTCTTGTGGTACCACGTTCAGCTTGATTCTTTTTACTAACTTTCATCCAATCCTTGAGATAATCATTGTAAAGCTCATTATCATAACCGCTGATCATTACTTTTGATTTTGTCTTTGTAATCTCCTGCAGAAGTTCTTCATGCTGAAAGTCACTCAATTCATGCTCGTACTGGTCCTTTTGGAGTGACCGTGTTTCTTTCAGATATGGCGGATCTAAATACATAAATATTTTTTCACCGTTAAAAGTTTTTATTAAGTCAACTGCTGGTTTATTTTCTATCTGAGCATTTTTCAATCGTTTTGCAGCTTCAACAATCCTGAAGGGTAAACCACCCCATAACTTTGGATTATCAGGACCTTTGTTATAATTTGCTCCTGAAGTGTACCGGAATGTATTACTTGCTTTGATTGCTCCGAATGACATCCAATGCATTACAGCTAATTGTCTAGCACGTTCAATATCATTTGTCGGATGGTTATTTCTGCACTGTATGAACTCATCTTTAGCCCATGGCGTTAAATTAATCATTCGGGCCAGAGCTTCAGGCTTTTCTCTGCATACTTTGAAAAAGTTAATTACTTCACCGTCAATATCATTAATCGTTTCAATCATTGATTTTGGTTTGTTAAAAAATACTGCCCCTGAGCCAAAGAACGGTTCAAGGTAACTATCGTGTTCAGGGATAAAATTAATAATCCAATCAGATAACCGGTTCTTTGCTCCTGGATATTTAAGTATCGGTTTCATGCCTACTCCAATATATACACATCAATATCCTGACGTCCAAATCTAATGCATTCCTCATTGGTGTTAAAATAGATGTCAATGCAACTATCATTTATTGCTCCGCCACGATCCTGAACCGTGAACACACAATCAAAATACGGAATATACACCTTAGTACCAAACTCAAAACTACTTCCCATAGCCACCGTACACCATTCCTGAACTGTCTCTCCTGAGGCTGTAATATCATTCACACCTTCTTCACCAGTGGTATATCCTGATGCATTCAGGGTTAGTTTTGTGACTGTTTCAAGCTCTATTGGTTCTTCTTTCTCATTCAATGCTATCTGCAGGTCACTGTTTGCGGTTCTGAGTTCTTGGTTCTCCTGCATCACTTCATCTACCTGTGCCATTGACGTTAGGAATATTGCTGCAAGTATTAATATGCTAATGATTAATAGTTTTTTCACGCTACCCTCTCCTTTATCACATACTCACCGATACGACAGGCACCTTTTGATTTAACAATTTCCAAAACCTTACCCAGCTGATTATCGGTCAATTTAAACCTTGCTTTAATATTCTCCGGCTTAGTCAATGCTGTCCAACCATCTGAACGTATGTATTCATGGGTGTAGGTGGCTAAACGTTTAGCTTTTGCTTTAGAGTAACTGTTAGATTTATCCTGTTCTTTTTCTTCAACAGGTTTACTTTTTCTTGTATTACCATACCCTCTGAGATTCAACTCATCACATATTCGTGCAACCAAATCATGATTACACCACGGTGCCACGCCATGAACTAAATTATCTATATTTCTGTAATAACCATCCCAATATATAATCTCAATCTGATATTCAGGTAAGTTAAGTCCCATTAGCTTTAACATTCTGTCAACACTGATTCCGAGGTAATTTGATATCTCTTTTCTGTTCCTGAACACCTGTTTACCATTAAGCATATATTTCTGTGCCATATTGGTTCTCATAACAACACATTCACAATCACTCTCCTGGAACTCTTTAGGTGTTAAGTATTCAAAGTCAAGACCTTTGTTTCTCAATGCTCTTTCTACCAAGGTTGTGCCACTTGCTGTTATTCCATATGCGTTTGACACACTCTTATATGTGAAATAGATTATGTTTTCAACTTTTATAATGATCTCTTTTTTCATTTATTCACCTCAATTGTTGAATATAAATAATCCGGATGCCTGTGCCAGATGTACTTACATCCACACTCACAATTTATTGTTCCTGATCTATCTTTACATATAATTTGTTCTACAGTCCCACACTTAGGACATACAATTTCTGGTCTATTTAATGTGTTCATTTTTCCTCCGTAATTTTGTTTGGGGCACTTAGGGCACATAGTTTTATAAAATAGGCTGACATAAATTTTTGGGGCACTTTTCTTATATATATATACTATTTTTTATTTTTATATATTTTTATAATATAAAGTGCCCTAAGTGCCCTGACCCTATTCAAAAGCACTGATAATACTATGTTTTATACAGGGCAGTTTTGGTTTTTTTTCTGCCCCGCTACCTGCCCCAAGTGCCCCGTTTTTATCGTTCAAAAAAACTAATATTATTTTCAGGGCACTTTTTCGGGGCAGTTTGAAAGCCTCTAACACCTTCTTTTTTGTGCTCATTAAATCTCTTATCTTTCCGAACCTTCCCATAAAACTTTCTTGCACTCATTGCATGAGCTCCATTGTCAGTACAATAATTTTGATATTTAGTATATAAATTACTACGACTAATAAAGTTAAAATCAACCACCAAATCTTCTAAAAATTCATATGAAGTATCAGACAAGCTGCTGAAAATATTCATCATTTCTTCCTGATCCACGGTCTCTGTAAATTCTCCATTTTCTTGAAGTCTTTCCAATCCTCTTAACGACCAGTTGAATATGCCTGGCAATTCTTTTTCTAACTTATCTTTCAGCTGAATATCTCTTTTTTCTTTATCAAACCTTACTGGAAATTCGCAAAATATTATCCTTCTTTTAAATCCATGGCTAACATCATCAGATGTAAACATTTCGTTACCAGCACATATAATTTTGCATGTTGGCTTAAATGTCGTGTGTGGCATATACTTATATGCTCCTTGGATAGTTTCCCCATCTACAATGGCTTTTAGTGTCTGGTTTACTTCTTCAATTCTTGATTTCAACTCAGTAATCATGTTTACTTTTTTCTTATACAAAAGCATTCTCTGGAAGTCATCACTTAGTCCGGCTAATGGCACATGTGATACATTTTCATTGCCAAGCAATTGCTCTAATATCTTGAGCAATACACTTTTACCATTTGCGCCTTCACCGATTAAGAAAAACATTTTCTGATACTTCGTTGAATTTAGAAAACAATAGCCGAACATTTCCTGCAGCATATATGCCCTTGATTTATCATGATCAGTAATTTCATCAATGAACTGTTCCCATCTTTCACAGGTAGCCTTTGAATCATATTCATATTCACACTGGACTGTACTGAAATACTGTTTGTCATGACTGTTCAACCTCTGTCTTTTCAAATCCAACATGCCATTTCTGAAATTCATATAATTAACTTCAGCATTTAAATCATTACTGGTATGACACTTACCCTTTGCAGCTGTAAATACTGCATTAAGTAAACTGCCTTTTAAGAATCTACCTAATAACTCAGTGATATATTTTTTAATTGCGCCATCAGGTTGCTTAATCCATACACCTTTTTTATCGTATTCATACCAACCAAGTGAATCGTGATACATCAGTGTATATTTATACAGCAGTTCATCAACCAGTATTTTTTCAGGCGGTGCCTTGT